TGGTGGGTTGTTTCTGGAAGAGTCAACACGCAAGACAGCACGGAGTATTATGAGCCTCCATGCAAACAAGCTGTTGCACCTACCTGACACACCTGTGACTGAGGCTGAACTGAAGGAATCTTTTGATGCTACACTTGGTACTAACCGCATTTATCTGTTCGATCACTTCGGTAGCTCTGATGTGGACAACATCGCCAACCGGATCAGATATATGGCTAAAGCGTGTGATTGTCGTGTTGTATTCTTGGATCACATTAGCATTGTTGTATCTGGTCAAGATGTGGGTGACGAGCGGAAAGCTATAGATAACATGATGACGAAACTGCGGACACTGGTACAGGAGCTTGAGATCACCTTGATTTGTGTGTCTCACTTGCGGAGGCCGCAGGGCAACAGTGGGCACGAGGACGGTCAGAGTGTCTCTTTGTCGCAACTGCGGGGTTCAGGTGCTATTGCACAACTGAGCGATGCTGTGATAACATTGGAGCGTAACAGCATGGCAGAGAACGAGGAGGAGCGACACACTACTAAGGTAGCTGTTGCAAAGAATCGCTACAACGGGTATACTGGCCCTGCCTGTAACCTGAAGTATGAGAAGATCAGTGGTCGAATGATTGAACAAAAGGAAGAAGTGCTATGAACCAACCAATGAAACATTGTATACTGTCCTTGAGTGTGTATCGTCAAGGAGATAATCCTGTGTTTGGAGAGACCGTCACAAAGGTTAGCCTTGATGATGAAGCTGCTGGTTTATTCTTTTTAATGGAGCAAGAAGCTGGTACACTACGCTTTGATTTTGATGAGTTTGAGGAAGTCGTCAAAGCAGTGAATACACTACAACAAGTTGCTAAAGGATTTGAGAAATGAACGGAACTATCTGGAAACATGAAGGCCAGCGAGGTATTGAGGTGGGACGTACACCGGAGGGGCATTACTTGTCTATCTCTGTTATCAATGATAACTGGCCTTTCCCCTCTGAGCCTGTCTGTTGGGAACTGAAGCGATGTGTTCGTGAACGAGAACCCACCGATGTATGGAATCAGAAAAGTGAGTTCGACCATGTGTTTATACAGAACGGAGAAGCACCTCTGTAACAAAGGAATGAGATGAAACGTATCCTATTGGATATAGAAACAAACACCAAGCATGACAAGATTTGGGTTGTTATCACAAAAGACATTGACAGAGGTGAAAAGAAGGTATGGAAACAAGCAAAGCCCCTCGTGGAGTATTTAAAGGACACTACGCTGATAGTCGCACACAACGGAATCAGCTTCGATTTTCCTCTATTGAACAAGCTATGGGGTACGAAGATTCATGGGAATCAGGTATTCGATACGTTGATCGTAAGCCGCCTACTAGACCCGAGCATAGAGAACGGACACAGCCTAGAGGCATGGGGAGAAAGGCTTGGCTTACAGAAGATTAACTATCGTGCTGTGTGGCTTTGGATTACCCATCGTAGCGAGAAGGATACACCTAAGCTGCTGGAGTTTGACGAGCCGAACGAAGGACTGATGGATGTTTACTGTGGGCGGGATGTGGATGTGCTAGAGGTGTTGTACCATCACTTGGTCAAGGAACTCAAAGAGAAAGAGTTTAGTGACGATAGTGTGGTGCTGGAACACAAGGTAGCTGCTATCCTCTCTAAGCAGGAAAAGAATGGCTTTAAACTGGATCAAGAGTATGCAACAAATTTGTTGGTTGACATTCAAGGGAAGCTGGATGGAATTTATGAGCAGATGCAGCAAAGGTGGCCTCCAACTACCCTTGAGCGAGTCTCAGAAAAGACCGGAAAGCGACTCAAAGACTCCATTGTTACTTTCAATCCCGGATCAAGACAGCAAATTGCTGAGAAAATGATTGAACTGGGCTGGAAGCCTAGTAAGAAGACGGAAAAGGGTCAGGTGATTGTTGACGAATCTGTGCTGTCTGAGCTAAAGTATCCTGAGGCGAAACTGATTGCAGACTATCTGTTGCTACAGAAGCGAGTAAGTCAGGTCAAGTCGTGGTTTGAGGCTGTCGGTAAGGATGGTAGGGTGCATGGCAGGGTCATCACCAACGGGGCTGTGACAGGGCGTATGACGCACAGTAGCCCTAACATGGCTCAGATACCTAACTCAGGTTCTCTGTATGGGCCTGAGTGTCGTGAGTGCTGGACAGTGGGGGAAGGTAATGTGTTGGTAGGCGCTGATGCCAGTGGTCTTGAGCTACGGATGCTGGCTCACTACATGAAGGATGATGATTATGTCAAGACAGTCGTTGAGGGATCAAGTAAGGACGGAACGGATGTCCATACGAATAAACAAAAAGCTTCTGGTTTACAGACGAAGGATCAGGCGAAGACGTTTATCTACGGCTTCCTCTATGGTGCGGGGCCAGCAAAGATCGGTGCTATTGTTGGTGGATCGGCTAAGGATGGGCAGCGACTTATTGCCTCTTTCCTTAAAGCGACTCCCGCGCTCCAGCGTCTACGAGATTTGGTTGCCAAGTATGCGGGTAAGGGCTTTGTACCGGGGCTTGATGGTAGAAAGATTTGGGTACGCTCCGAACATTCGGCACTCAATAGCCTACTTCAAGGGGCAGGGGCTATCGTGATGAAACAGGCATTGGTGTTGTTGGATAAGAACATCAGGGGGCAGAAGCTACGTGCTCAGTTTGTGGCTAACGTGCATGACGAGTGGCAGATAGAGTGTCATCCTGATGATGCCGATGCAGTAGGGAAACTGGCTGTTCAGGCAATTAGGGATGCAGGTGTGCATTACAATCTACGTTGTCCTTTGGACGGTGAATATAAGATAGGAAAATCATGGCGACAGACACACTGAGGAAGATCATCATTGAGGTAGGGGAGGATAGCTTTAAGGTAGACTTTGACGGTGACTTCACGATAACCGAGGCATACAGTGTATTTCTTGGTTGTCTGGAAGAAGTTGAGGCAGAAATGGAAAAAATTGTTGGGGAAGTACTTGACAATCAGCCAACAGGTGTGTTACACTAAATGTATGGATTAGCTTGATCCGTCACCTTCTCTGAGGAATCTTGGAGGGGAAGCTCTGGTACACTATAGTTACGCTATGCTCATAGCATAGAGGGTTGATAGGCAGGGGGCAGTGACCCAGTAGTATGGTAAGCTGGAATTTAAACTTTTAAAGGAAATTGAAATGAGCGATTTGAAACCAGTGAAGATTGAAGGTACTCTGTTTTGGAGCCGTTGGATGAACGAGTTTAATACCAAGTTCAATGACGACAATACTAAGTACGAAACCACCATTGGAGAACTCAGCGCAGGTGCTGTGGCAGCTTTGACTGCCCTCGGTGTCAAGGTTAAGAACAAGCCTGAGATGGGTGACTATATTGTCTGTAAGTCTAAGTTTGCTTTTGAACCTAAAGACGTTGCAGGTAAGACTGTAGACATCAAAGACATCGGTAACGGTACTCGTGGTGTGTTTCTTGTATCTAGCTACACTCACAAGCTCTCTGGCAAGCATGGTAACGCTCCTTCTCTGAAGATGATTACCATCACCGACTTGAAGAAGTACGAGCCTGAAGCTGCGGTGGCTGAGGAAGACGCTGTTCTGTAATGACAGAAGAGCCTAAACTGGCTCTGGTTGATGCTGACTTCTTGGTGTATCGGATTGGCTTTGCTGATAGAGAAGCAAGCGAAGAGATCGCCAAGAGTCGGCTCACTAAGCTGCTGTTTGACATTGTGTATGAGAAGCTGAAGGCTGATGACTACAAGGCTTGGATCACAGGGAAGAACAACTACAGGTACGAGATGGCTGTTACAGTGCCCTACAAAGGCAACAGGAAGGACATGGAGAAGCCTCCGCATTACGAGGCACTCCGGGCACACCTGATGCGTTTAGGGGCTGTTCTAACGGACGGTGACGAGGCTGACGATGCAGTAGCTGAGGCTAGTGTTGATGGTGGTTGGATAGTTCATGTGGACAAGGACTTGAACCAGCTACCCGGATGGCACTACAACCCTACGAAGGATGAGAAGTATTATGTTACGGAAGAACAAGGACACCGTAGCTTCTACACTCAGCTTTTAACTGGGGACAGAATAGATAACATCTTGGGGTTAGACGGTATCGGGCCTAAGAAGGCTGAGAAGATACTGAAAGATGCCAAGACCGAGTTAGAGATGTATGAGGCTGTTAAGGCTGCATACGAAGATAAGGGAGTATCACATGAACGGTTACTTGAGTCAGGGAACTTGTTATGGTTGAGAAGGTTCAAAAACCAAATGTACAGC